AGGGGGATTATTTTCTTCATCACATTTAAAATTATAATCAGGAAGAAATGCTTCTAATAATTTTATTAATTTATTTCTGGTTTTAGAATCAGGATAATCTCCTGAAATTAATGGATGTATTTTATCATAAGCATTTTCAATAGCTTTAACATCCATATGTTTCCATGTTATTAATTTATCATCTAACATATTATATTTATTTTTTATAATTTAATTATTTTCCGGAATGTCCGAAACCACCTCTATCATTACATTTTAAATCATCTACTTCAATAAAATCTATTTTAGAAGTAAATATCCATTTTAATTTAACATACCAAGGAGCTTTCATTATAGGTTTTATTTCAAATTGGCATATTCTATCACCTTCAGATATTTTAGTATTTTTAATTGCAATTGCATTAAATTTCCAAATATCATTATTTCCAGAATAACCATCAGATTTATCATCACCCCCATCCACAACTCCATAATGATTACCTTGAATTACAAAATATTTATTATAAGTTCCACTTCTTGGAACAATATTTCCTTGAAAATATTTTGGAAGTTTCATTGAAACACCTAATGAAATTAATTTATTTTCAAATTGTTTAATTTCAACATTTTCAGCAGACTTTAAATCAATCCAATTACCGAAGGATTCTAATTTACAAATTGGATTATGATACTTGATAAAAATTTTCATAAGACTTATCTTCTTTTTGTTTAATAATATTTAATGGTAATAAACTACGTGCTTTTTCTGGATTTTTGCACCATGTACATAATTCTTCTAAAGATACTTTATTATTATTATATGCCCATAGTGTAGCATTTCCAAAATTTTTATGTAACCATCTATGGTCACTTAATGAAATTAATACTAAATTTTCTTTATCATTATTATCAATTTCACAATCTCGATGATGTATACAATATTTTTTAGGTATTTTATCGATATCTAAAAGTTCAAAAACAACTTTATGATGTAATTTAATTCTACCAAATTTAGGTAATCTATCTAATAAATATCCATCGTCTCTTTCGGCATTCCTAAAATTAGGATTATTATCACCCAAATATGCTTTTTTTCTAAAATTGGCAACACAAGTAGTAGAACAAAAATATCCATGAGTTCTTTTATGACGTTTTTTTTGTGACTCTTTTAAATGAAAAGATTTACCACATTCTGTACATATTGTATTATTTTCGCCTTTTTTAAAATTTCCTTCACATTCTTTTGAGCAATATTTAGCAGAATTAATTCTACTATCAACGACTGAAAATTCTTTATTACAATTTAAACAATTCTTTAATACCATAATATTTATATTTTTTATATAAATACTCGGTACGATTGAAAAAATCAATAAACACAATACTATTTTCATAATTTATCGATTATCTCCGCTTCCATGCATAGTTCCTCTACGGATTCTTGACCTTAATTTTTCAATATTATAATCAGCAACTTCGCTTAGTGTTATTCCAAGAATATCACACATAGATGCCAAATACCATAGAGTATCTCCCATCTCGCCAACTAATTCATTTACATTATCTTCAGAAATTATTCCACCATTATCTCTGATAATTTTCTTAATTTTACCTTGAACTTCACCAGCCTCACCTAAACCTAATCCATCATAAGTAAGTGCCATTATTTTTAACACATTTTCAGGTAAATCCGGATTATTTTCTTTAAATCTTTCTAAAGAAACTCTCATTGAGATAGCTTCTTTTTGATATTCATCAAATTCCGTTATCATTTTTATATTTTTCGATTAAATTTATTATTTTGTCACTATCAACATTCATTTCAATATCATTCGAAATATTTTTCACAAATTCATCTTCAGCATTATCCATAATATCTTCAATTTTTTTTGCTTGTTCTAATGCAAATCTTGCATGATTACCTTTATCTAAATCAATAGAAGCAACATCACCACCATCTGAATAATTATTTTCATTTGCATAAAATTTCAATGCTTGTTTAAGAATATTAATAATATTATTCGTCTCCATCTTCATCATAATTTTCTTCAATATTATTTTTATATTCTTCAACAACTTCTTTCAAGTCTTTCACTTCATTTGGATATAATGTAAATTCTTTACGTGATGGATATTTAATATTTTTATTTAGATTTTTATAAAAATATTTACCTTGTGAATCAATCTTTTCAAATTCATCATACATTTCTGGAGTTACATTTCCATAAGAATAAGTATCACCTCTACCAAATGCAATATATAATCTTTGCATTTTTGGAAAATATGTTGATTTAAGAACGTTATCTGATTTAAATATTGATTCTATATATCCAATTGACCCATCTTCTTCTTTATATTCTTTACGTTCTACAAGCATTTAGATAAAATATTAAGTAAGCAAATATATATAATAAAAATATTAAAGTCAAAGGTATTTATATAAAATACATAAAAAATATAAATGGCACTTCCTAAAAAATCTAAAATAACTTTGGATATTAATCCACCTGCTGTTGGAACTAATTTCTTAGAATATGGAATGGATAGAATTGAAGAATTAATGCGTCAAACTGACGTTAAAACTAAATATCTACCAAGAACTATATTATTTGAAGATATTGACCAATCAGTGTTTGATTATGTGAATCTTGATGGTATGAAATTAGTAATTGATAATAATTTAGTACCTACATTTTATTTAGAAAATGATAGATGGGGAGAATTTTCAAAAACGTGGAGATTTACAGATAACGATAATAATGTTCCAACTCCATATATTACAGTAAGACGAACAAATAAAGAAGCTGGAACAAGATTAGGTGGTAAATGGCGAGTTGCTCAAGGTAGAAAATTTAGATATTTAAATGTACCAATTTTAGATAATGGACAAACAATATATTTACAATTTAGAATGCCTGAACCTGTGAATGTTGATTTAACATATGAAGTATCATTATTTACAAAATATAGAGAAGATGTGAATTTATATGATGAACAAATTGTAACTAATTTTGCATCACGACAAGAATATTTATTTATTAAAGGCAATCCGATTCCATTACTTCTTGAAGGTTTAAATGAATCTAATCCAATTGAAAATATTGATGGAGATAGATTTTTTGTTTCAAAATATACGCTTAAAGCACTTGCTTTTATTCAAGATGAAAAAGAATTTGAAATAGTTAAAACTACAAGAAAACCAAAATTCGGTTATACTGTTTTATAATCACCAGTAGTATAATCAAAATTATTTTCTATAGGATATACAGGTTTAACATCGTCAATTGTTTCAATATCACTATTAATTTTATCTACATAATTATTATTGCTTGTTGATGTAGCAATTTCATAAAAAGTTAATAAGTTACCTTTATTATTGGTATAATCATTAAAATTCCAAGTTTTATTAACTAAATCAACATCGATTTTAACATACTCAAAAATAGGATTCATTGGTATATTTTTATTAAAATCATTATAAAATGGTTTTAATACACCATCTTTAGCTTGAAAAAAACTAAATTTACCATATATTGAAATTGTATTACCTGTAAACTGATTTAAATAATATTTAGGTAAGTTTAAATAATAAAATTGACTTGACCCATCATTAATATAATAAGTGGGCAATGTTGTGTAAGTAACGATACCATTATTTATATTTTGATAAATTTTAGTCATGTATATTACACCTAATTTATTTTGATTATATTGATTATATGAATCATAAACATCTAATATGTAAAAACTATTTAAAATCGTTGATGCATTACTATTTATTTCAGTTTGAGAAAAACCAGCATTAATATAATTATTCCCATATGAACCATTATTGTTAAAATAGAAAAAAATTTCAGTATATTTACTTAGCTTAAATCTTTTAATTTCTAAATCATTAATAGGATTAATTAAATTATCACTTTTAGTAGTCGTATATTTATCAATTTCTTGTTGATATCCAGTTAAGTCAGTATTTGAATTTAAGTTAAACTTTAAATTCATATCGTTATAATTTAATTTTATTTGTTCTTTAATTAACATGGCTTATTAAAACTATTTAATTCAGTTAATGGAGTTGAGTCAATTGGTGTTGGTGGTGCAAATTGTAAATTAGTCATAATAGAATTAGCTGTTAAATCCGTTGAAACTGATAATTCTATATTTGCAAATAAATATCTTCTTTTATTAATAAAAGGATAATCAACACCTTCATTACTTATTGGGTCGGTATATCCTTGAGGTAAAATCCTTCTCCAAACATAATTTCCAGAACTATCTATCGATGTTGCGTAATTAGGTATTGTATTTTTCACATCATAAATAGTAGAATTAATATTTTCAGTATATACTTCACTTCCAAAATATCTTAATCTCAATGGGATAAAAGGATTATATTTCCATCTTACA